GCGAGAACTAGGCCAATGCGGTTCACGGGAGCGTCACGGTTTCAGTCCCGCGCGCGTCGGTCGCGGTCGGTTCTGGGAGCGACGCGAGCAGGTCGAACGCGGCCTTGATTGTCGCGTGCTCCTGCGGAGTCGCGCGAAACTGGCCGGCGATCTGCGCGAAGATTTCGAGTGCGGTTTTCTTGGTCATGGTTGGCATCCTTTCAGGCGCTCACCGCACCGTTTTCCTGATACGCGATGGCCGTGACTGCGGCCGAAACTTGCGCGTAGGTCAGGGTGAGGTCGCCGACAGTGACAGTCTTATCGCTCTTCAGCGGCCAAGTGACTTGCGTCCACGGCGCGACGTAGGTTTGCCCGTCAATGATGGTTTTCTTCTCGAAGAAGGCCGTGGCGATGGGAGCCTCGCCTTGCGGGTCGGTCTGGATGCGCTGGAGCGTGGTGGTGATGATTGGATCGTTCATGGTAGGAAATTGGACTGACGGTTTACCACGTCGCGATGGCGACGCGTTTCCACGTATTCGTGGCGGTGCAGATGTAAATGTAATTGGCGTCCCACGACATGGTCCCGACGGTGCCGGCGGCAGAGGCGCTGGCGGGGGTGGCGCTGAGCGTGTGGATGACGGTGCCGCCTACCACCAGCGTCCCGCCCGCATTAACATTCCCCCCGCCAATCGCCACGTTGGTCGCCGCCGTGCCGTTGCCGATGGTGAGTGCGCCGACGGTGCTGGAGGAGGCGGAGGTGGTGTCCGCAAAGTTAACTTTGTAAGTTGCCCCCACGTTTACTACGTTCGTGCCACCGTTTACCTCTAGCACCGTCCCATTTGCGATGCGCAGCGCAACGATGCCGCCAGACGCAGCGTTTATTCCGGTGAATGAAGATGATCCAATTATGCCGTAGTTACTGCTAGAGGGCGAAGCCTGTCGGAACCACATCGCCATATTACCGGCAATAGTGGTGCCATCAGCCTGAAACGTAACTCCGCCATTGTTTAGATTTAGGCTCCCCCCAAAATAACTCGCCCCGCCCGCGTTGCCGCTCAGTCCGATGTTGGAGCCGACGCGGAGTGCGCCGGATGTGGTGGTGGATGCCGTGCTCGTGCCTGCGACGTGCAGCCCGCCCGTGCCGGCGATGTCAGTCGTCGTGCCGATTAGGAGGTTGCCGGTGGACTTTAGAGTCATCGCCTGCGTCAGCCCGCCGCCCGTGGGTTTTACCCAAAAATCGAAACGGCCCGAATCGGTCGCGCTGTCGCTGTTGAACTCAAATATCGCAGCGCGGGTTGCGCCGTTGTAGGCGTTGAGCGACGCAAGACCGCCTCCAGCCGTAGCCGTTGCGGTCGTGCGCTTAAAGTCAAAACCCACCCCCGCCGCGCCGCCTGAGTTCCACGTCGAGTTGGCTAGTGACCCGCTGCCCGATAGATTAACGATGAGGCTGGCGGTCCCTGTGGGCGTGAGCGTGAGTCCGCCCGCCGTCGTCCCCTGCCCCAGCACCAGACTCGCGCCCGAGGTGCCGCCTGCGAGGGTGAGGTCGGTGGAGGATGCTGCCGTGACGGAGTTGACGCCGGTGAGCCCGCTTGAATTGAACGCGACGCCTGTGCCTGCGCCGGGACCGAATGTGGCAACGGTCGTGCCTCCACTGCCTATGATAGCAAGACCGCCGCTAGTGGACGACTTGAGACTCTCGACGCCAGTGATTGCGCCAGTGTCTCCGACGATTACGGTCGAGTTTTGAACCGTTTTTCCGCCCGTGCCGTCGAAGCGCACAATCGCGTTGTCGGTTGCGCTGCCGGGACCGTTCACGTCGCCTGCGCCGCCGGTTGCGCTGACCCAAATAGGAGCCGCGCCCGCGCCTTGCGTCGAGAGAAGTTGCCCCGAGGTTCCCGCCGCGAGCTTGGAAAGTGCGCCCGTTGTGCCGGCGTAAAGCACGTCGCCCACGGCGTAGGTCGCGGAGCCGGGAACCACTTGTGCCGGCAGGATCGTGCCGGTGAGACTGCCGAAGTCCGTCGCGCCGCCCGCGCCATTGCCCGAGCGTTTCGCCAGCGTCGTGTACTTGGTTGAGCGCGTCGGCTTTTCCGTGTTGCCATCCTCGTTGGAGATGTAGCTCGACCCGTTGTAGCTCACCACGTCGAGCGAGTTTGCAATCATGCCCGCTTGCCATTCCCCGCGTGGGTTGAAAGGCTTTGCGTCTGCGCCCTTGATGACCGGAGGAATGGCCGCTAATGCGACGGAATGAGCGGCAATCTCGCGCTCCACGCGCACGGACCATTCAGCAATCTCGACGGACTTCGCGTCAAAGGACGAGCGCAGCCCGAGCGCAATGTCGCGAAGCGACGCGGCAAGCTGTTCGTCGCCCGCTTCCGCGCGGCGGTCGATCTCGGCGACGGCGGACTCGAAGCGGCCGATCTCGCGCGCGAGGTGCGCGGTCTTGTCGTTCAGCGCGAGCTGGAGCGCGCCAATGTCGTTTTCTAAAACCTGATGCTTGAGCGCGCCGAGCCCCTTGATTGCGGCGTCCAGGACCATCGCGGCGCTTTCAAGCGTCTTGGTCTGCGCGCCCAGCTCGTTCTCAATCTTGCCCACGCGGTCGTTTAGCTCGCCCGCTTTTTCGGCAACAAGCTCAAGCTCGTCAAAGTTCTGTTCGATGTTCTGCGGTTCGTTGAGTTTCATTTGCTTGAATTGAGTTTTTCGAGAGCGAGTTCGAGATTTGCGATGCGCGCCGACATTGCGTGCTTCCATTGCACGAGGTCATTGCGCAGCACGTTGGAGCGAAGTAGGCCGACCGCTTCGATGCCGGCGTTAAGCGCGACGACGGCAGCGTCAAGCGCGGCGGTCTGCGTGCCGAGGTCATGCTCGATCTTGCCGACGCGCCCGTTGAGTTCGCCGGTTTTCTCGGCGACGAGTTCGACGCACGAAAGGTTTACCGTCTTTGTCGTTGTTTCGTCCATGTTATTGCTCGGTTTCGGTCGTTGCTAGTTTCACCCCGCCGAGGCGTTCAAATGTGTGCCGCGTCATTTCGAGCGACGCGTTGCTGTTGCCGAGACGCTTCCGCATCGCGGCAATTCGAACCTGCTTGCGCACGATGGCCTCGTTGCGGGCGAGCTTGCTTGCGGACGGACCAGCGAGAGCGAGCGCGATGCGTTCACGCGCCGAGCTGTTTCGCCCAGCGTTGAGTCGCTCGACGATTGCATTGGCCCACGTCTGGCCGGCGTCCCCGCCCCAGCCGTTCCACGCCTGCCAGCCTTTGCCCTGCTCGCTCCACGTCTCGCCTTGCTTGTCGATCTCGTGCCGGTCGAAATATGCCTTCATGCGCCGCACCGTATCCTCGGAGAGCGGGCGCTTGTTCATGATGTCGCGAGCGCGAGCGATGCCGACGTCAGTCATTCCGCGGTTCGACGGCGACGCTTTCTCGCGCACGTCGAGCGCACGTTTCGCATTTGCGACCATCGCGTCGTTCGGCACGTAGGAGGCTTCGGCGAAATTCGCAGAAAGCGCGGACGAGGTTTTCGACTCGCCGCCGTCGGAAGCGACGCCCGCATTGGTTGCCGCGGTCGAATCGACCTGCGCCTGTGCTGCCGCGGTCGCGACGTTCTCACCCGCTGCCGCTGCGGCTGCCGGCGTGCTTGGAAGCGAATTAGTCACGAGTCGAATCGCGGTCTCGGGGATGCCGTACTTCGTCGCGAGTTCTTTGACGTAGCTTGCCTCAATCGCGATCTGCTCCAAGCGAGCGAAAGCGTCCGTGCCCTCTTCGCCGGCGATCTCTTGGAGTGACTTCGCGCCTTGGCGGTTCTCGTTGAGATTCGCCGCCGACTCGCGGCCCACGTCGATTGAGAGCTTGGCCGGGAAGCGCCATTCGCCAGTAGTTGCGCGGCGGAGCGCCTGCACGATGGTTTCCCCGGCAAGCAAAGGCGGCGCCGAGATCTCCCCGCGCGCGATGGCGTCGAGAATTACTGCGTTCTTGATCGGGTCGAGAACCTTGTCGGTGAGCACGCCCTGGTGCCGCGTGAACACGCGATCAGCTGCCGCAAACTCGGCGCGCACGCTTGGCCCCTTGTAATCCTGCGTGCCGAAAAGTACTCCCTCGGGAACGCCGACGCCGATTGCAATCTCGTGCATCAGATGCTGCACGAAGCCGGAGAACGCGGCGGAAGGGCGCGACGGCATCACTTCCACGCGGTCGGCGGCGCCCATGTAACGAATCATTCCGACCTCTGACATTTCGTTCTGCTGCGTCTGCCCGTTCGGCATCGTGACCGTCGGTTGCGGAGTGAACAAGTTGCGAGGATTCGCCGAGCCGCGGTCATTAAACACAAGCGCCGCCTGTTGCGACGCGAAGCGCACGCCGGCCTTTTCGGCTTCGAGGATTTCGTAGAGCATCCGCGCGGTTTTGATTGCCGCATGAAAGTCAGTGATCCCGCGGTATTGATCGACGCGGAACGGGTCGAAATAGTGGCAGAAGTTGTGCGCGGCCACGTCCTCGGCGCCGAAGTAAACACCCTCCCGCGTGACGCGGTAGATGCGATACGCGGTCGGCTTGCCGAACTCGTCGGTGATGATGCCTTGGTAATAGTTGTCCGACTCCGCGCCGAGCGAATTGGGATTTCCGATGCGCGTTCCCGGCACGAGCTGAATCTTGAGCACGTCGCCGACGCGACGAATCGCAAAGCCGCAGTCGCCGTCGACCGGGCGCTCCTCACAGCCGAGCTGCACCAATTTTTTGAATGTGTGCCGTCCGGTCACGTCGCAGCCCTTGCACCATTCGTGAAAAAACTCGGCGACGATCTGGTTATACGTGCGGTCCTGCGTCGTCGGGGAGTATTCGTTTGGCGTGAGATAGTTTCCGAACTTGCGCGTGATTTCGCGAGCCTCGGGGAAATTCTCAACGAGGTCGCGCGCTTCCCACATCATCACGACGCGCGAGCGCGAGGTCTGCGTCGATTCGCTCGGTTGCCCGTAAGTCTTCGGAGCGTAGAGCCGGTTGGTCTGCGCGGCGTTGTAACTGAAAAGCGCCGTCTCAACGCGCGATTGCAAACGCTGTTTTCCCCAGGACGGCGCAACGGCCTCAATGGCTTTGTCGATCCACGGACGCGAGGCGATGACTTTTGACGGGTCGAAGGTTTCCATGAGCGTGGTCAGTTTCCGGTGAAGCTGACAAAGGTTTCGGTGCGCGCCGTTCCGTTCGCGTCGTCAATCGCCCACTGCACTTGACCGAGCATCTGCGTCAACGAATTGAGGTCCGCGCGCGTGACGCTTTTGCCGTTGAGCGAGTAGCTTTGATTGCTCAGAACGGCCAAGATTGCATCGCTTACGCGCGACTTGAACGTGGCCAACGTCGTTGCGTCGATGCCGAGAAATGGGTTGTCGAGTGCCACGCCAAAGCGCGCCCCGTTAAAACCAATCCTACGCCGTCGCAGGAACGTAGCGCACGACGCCGGCAATCGTCGCGATGCAGAGCATCATTGCTGAGGTGTCGAGGCCGTGGTTTTTTGCGCGCGCCATCCCTCGACCTGATAGCAACTCGGCAAATTGAAATTCAGCCGCGCGCTCTTCTTTCGATTGAGCGACGCCGGAATGAC